GCATGTAATCGGCGGCAATCATGATGAGTATTACAAAGATACATACACGGTAAATGCTCTAGAAGAGTTCGTCGGTAATCGTTATGAGAATATCAGCATCTATACAACACCCAAAGAGATTGAGATAGATGGGTGTTTGTTTCTGTTGCTGCCTTGGATCACCAAAGACAATCAAGCAGAAAGTCTTGAGGCTATAGAGAACACAAAAGCTGGCATTTGCTGTGCCCATCTTGAGTTAGAGGGTTTCGAAATGCAGAAAGGAATGATGTCCGACCATGGACTTGATAAACAGATTTTTCGAAGGTTTGATGATGTCTTTACTGGTCATTATCATCATCGTAGTAATCGCGACAATATTCATTATGTGGGCGCTCTTTGTGAGCATATTTGGTCTGATTACAATGATCCTCGCGGTTTCATTGTATTTGACACAGAGACCCGTACTCATGTATTCGTTCGTAATCCTTTCAGCGTTTTTCATGTATTGGTATATGATGATGTAAAAAATGTTGATATTCTTCAGACGATCACAGACGGTGATTACAGCAAGTACAAAGAATGTTATGTGAAGATCGTGTGTGTGAACAAGACTAATCCATATGCGTTCGATATGCTGATGGATAAACTCTATAAGGAACAAGTTGCAGACATCACTGTTGTTGAAGATGTGACAAATTTTACAGACAATGCAGAAGATGAAAAGGTTGATGAGGCGCAAGATACCGTGTCAATCTTAGAGAACTACATTCAAGGATTGACCTTGCCTGTAGATGCAGATAAGATGAAACATTATATGCGTGAAATCTATTCCGAAGCACTTTCGTTGGAGACTATAGAGTGAAGTATTATTTCTTTATTGCAATGTTCTTTGCCATTATCGCGTTTGCAATTTGGGCACAAATTAGTGTATGGAATGAATGTCGCGCAACTAACAGTTGGTTTTATTGTATGAGGGTATTAAGCAAGTGAAGTATAACATTGGTGATAAGTTCTGGCGTGTGAACAAGGTATTCAACCGTCTTACAGGTGCCCAAAAGAAGCTGAAGATGGTTGATGCTGATGGTGTCGAATGGTTTCGTTATGATAGGGATAGTATCGAATTTGTACTCACGCAAGTCGAAATTGTGGGTAAATTCAATGCTGTGATCGAAGGACACAATATCTGGAATGAAGATGAATATTGCAGCCGATACTGCATGAAGATTGATGATATCTACGATGAAGTATGGGAAGAAGAACTTGATGGTGAAATCGAACGTTCTCACTATACTACATATTGGCACAACAAAGAAGAAGCTGAAGAATATATCAAAGAACAGCATGAGTATCATAACCAGTAATGATTACTTTTGAATTCATCAAGTGGAAGAACTTTTTGTCTACTGGTAATATGTGGACAGAAATCTTTCTCAATACAGACAAGACTAGTTTGATCGTGGGTGCGAACGGGCATGGTAAGTCTACCATTCTCGACGCACTCACTTTCGTACTTTTTGGTAAGCCTTTCCGCAAGGTGAATAAGCCGATGCTTGTGAATAGCGTGAACAATAAAGACTGTGTGGTTCATGTTGAATTCTCTGCATATGGTAAGAGCTATAAGATTATTCGTGGCATCAAGCCTGCTATCTTTGAAATCTATGTTGATGGTTCTTTACTCAATCAGGACTCAGCATCTAGAGACTATCAAGAATACCTTGAGAAGTTTATTCTCAAGATGAACATGAAGTCTTTCTGCCAGATTGTCATTCTTGGTTCAGCATCGTTTACTCCTTTTATGCAGCTATCACCTGCTGATCGTAGAACCATAATTGAAGACTTGCTAGACATACAAATCTTCTCTGTGATGAGTTTGCTTGTCAAACAGCGTTTTCAAGAAAACAAAGAGAAGCTTGAGTACACTAAACTCATGCTTAAGTCTGCTGAAGACAAGAAGTCATATGTAGAAAAGACGCTTGAAAGTCTTCGCAAGACCAATGATGATCGTCTTTCAGAACTACAAAGAAAGCATGATGAGATTTCGCAACAAAAGAAAGATTTGTTGAGTAAGGTAAAGCTACTTGTATCTGAGAAGGAACAATTAGAGAAAGATATTGCAGACCTTAGTGATCTTCGTATTCGCAATCAAGAATATGTGAGGACTCTATCTATTTGGGATACTGATCTGTCTCGCTACAAGAGAGAACTGAAATTCTTTGAAGATCATGAAGATTGTCCTACTTGCAAACAGATCATTGGTTCAGACATACGCAATCGTAATAAGGAATCATTAGAGAAGCAGATCAAATCCATAGAGAGCGATTGCAAGGTAAGTCAGCACGATCAAAGTCTGTTGCTTGCTGAAATCAATGAGAAAGAAACCAAGTCTGATCGAATTCAGCAGATAGCTGGACAAATGCGTATAGATAAGCAGCGTATGATGGATATCATTGAGAAGATAGATGATATCACCAATCATATGAACAAGATCAAGAATTCTGATCAGCTTGTGATCGACAATGAAAAAGAACTTCAAGGTGCTGAAACAGAGATTGAGAGCTTGAAGCGGTCATTCTTATTTTATACACAAGAAAAGACTTTCATTGATACTGCAACAAATCTTTTGAAAGACGGCGGTATCAAGACCAAGATCATCAAGCAATATGTTCCCATCATTAACAAGCATGTGAACAAGTATCTTGATAAGATGGGTTTCTTCGTGAACTTCAACATTGATGAGAACTTTAGTGAAGTGATCAAGTCTAGATACAGAGATGAGTTCTCATATGCAAGCTTCTCAGAAGGAGAAAAGACCCGTATCGATCTCGCTCTAATGTTCACTTGGAGAGCTATCGCCAAGATGAAGAACAGTGTGAATACAAATCTATTGATACTGGATGAAATTCTTGACGGAAGCCTTGATGCCAATGGTACCGACGAGTTCTTGAAAATCATTCAGTCTCTCACGGATGATACAAACACGTTTATCATTTCACATAAGTCTGATACAATCTCAGACAAGTTCGATAAGATATACCATTTCCAGAAAATCAAAAATTTTAGCAGGTTAGTATGACAGACGAAATTGTGACCGAAGAAGAAGTTAAGACTGTAGACCCTTTGCTTGAAGCACAGTGGGATGAATGGCTTGCAACTGATCCGCTGAGAAATATTCCTGATGTAGATGAAGTGACGCTCAAGGAAGCTTTGATCCGCGACCTTTCCTACGCCTCGCAGATGACCGTTGAAGAGTACACTCTATTTCAGAAGTGGTGTGAAATTCATGAAAAGTATCCAACTCATGAAGTATCAACTCTTTTTGGACAAGAGACACAGTTGATGTTTCTTGAACAGGCTGAAGAAATTCAGAGAGCTAAAGACAATGTTTGGTTCCCTGAGAATCCAGATGATTACATGAATTTAGATCCAGTATTGATCTATACTAAAGAAGCTGAAATGTCTGAGACTTGGAGTCTCATTCGTAATTTCACTTCTACGATGAAGAACAACTCCAACATTGGCCGCAATCTCAATTATATTGTAGCTGACAACAAGACAGGAAAATATCTTGGACTTATTTGCATATCTTCTGACTTCTTGGATCTTACACCAAGAGACAACTACATCGGCTGGGAAAGAGAAAAGAAGACGCAAGGCCGAATGATCAATTATACCGCAATCGGTTCTACGATTGTGCCGTTGCAACCGCTTGGTTATAACTATGTCGGCGGTAAGCTTCTTGCTCTTCTCTGTCTTTCAGATGAAGTTCAGATGCAATGGAAGAAACAGTATGGTGATGTGCTTGTTGGTGTTACTACCACATCTCTCTATGGTAAGAACAAGATGGGCGGCCTTTCACAGTATGATAATCTTAAGCACTGGAAGAAGATGGGCTTCTCATCTGGTTCAGTGTCATATGAATGCACAAAGCCAACTATTCGTCTTCTTCTAGATTGGCTTGCAAAGAACCACACCAGAAAGTTTTTCGAGTGGTATGTTGCAACGAAGCCATCAGGTCAACCGTACAAGAGAGATCATCGTAATCGCTCTTACACATTCGTTTATTCAAAGCTCGGTATTCCAAAAGATATCATCAAGTCAGAACATCATAGAGGCATCTATTTCTCTCCTCTATACGACAACTCTGCCGAGTTCTTGAGAAACGAGATCACCGAGAAAGATTTGGTTAAGTCTTTTGATACATCATATCTCTATCTCACATCTCTGTGGAAAGAGAAGTATGCTGCAAAACGTATTAGGTCGCTGAAAGAACAGGGTAGGGTATCCTCTGAGAGGCTTTTCTATGATGACCTGATATTTTTGTCGTGGGAAGACGCTAAAAAGAAGCACCTAGCTCAAGTCGGGCGCTAAGTCGTTGTAATTTCAAGAGTTTAGCTGCTTCATTTTTTTCTTGCAATGTGGACCAGCTCCTGTATATTCACTCACATGACAAACACTCTTGAAAACAACATCTCTCACGGCCAGCAAAGCCAGCTTGCAAAGCTGCTTGCTATGGAGAACATCACTGTTCAGCATCAGGCGTCTGCAAAGACTGCGATGTTTGATGTTAAGAACCGTGTTCTCATCCTTCCCGTTTGGCGTCAAATGTCGAAGGACCTTTACGACATGCTGGTGATCCATGAAGTGGGTCACGCACTCGACACTCCCATGTTCGTTGATGAAATCATTGCTCTCGCTAAGAAGCTGAATGCTCGGTCTTCTGTTGTGAAGGGCTTCTTCAACGTGATCGAAGATGCTCGTATCGATAAGCGTCAGAAGCGCCGTTATCCCGGCTCTCGCCGCAACTACATCAAGGGCTATCAAGAACTTCTCGAAAACGATTTCTTCGGCACTCTTCGCCGTGACGTTAATGCGATGACGTTCATTGATCGTATCAACATTCACTTCAAAGCTGGCGCCATGTCTGGCGTTCACTTCTCTGCTACTGAACGTCCTTTCCTCAAGCGCATTGAAGACGCTGAGACGGTCGAAGAAGTCTATACTCTTGTCGAAGATGTTTATACCTTCATGAAGCAGCAGCAGAATGAAGCCCGTGAAGGCAATGAGCCGTCTGATGTCGAAGAGTTTGATGACGAAGAAGGTGATTTTGAAATCGAAACTGATTTCGATTTTGATGATGACGGCAGCGAAGGCGACTTCGAAGAAGATGAAGACAGTGAAGACGAAGGCAACGGTAAGTCTTCGCGCAAGTCTGATAAGTACGAAGACGAAGACGAGTCCGAAGATGCTGACGCTGGTGAAAACTCTGATGATGAAAAGTCTGAAGATGGCAGCAGCAACGGTGATATCAACGCCGGTGCAAATCGTGAAAAGTCTGATGATACTGTTGATGAGCCTGAGACTGAAAAGGCTTGGCAGAAGAAGCAGGAAGAACTTCTTGCTAACTCTGATATCAACTATGTCTACGTGACCCTGCCTGAGCCGAAAGACGTTTCGAAGTTCGTTGATGATTACAAGATCGTCCACAAGGCTCTGTCTGAAAGTCATGCCACACATAGCTCTGCTGCATGGATGTCTGCTGTTCGCTCTGAACTGAACGACTTCCGCAACAGTGAAAATGCTACGATCTCTTACATGGTCAAAGAGTTTGAGATGCGTAAATCTGCTGATGAATATCGTCGCACTGCTACTGCGAAGACTGGTTCGCTTGATACGAACAAGCTTCACTCTTACAAGTACAATGATGATATCTTCCGCCGTATCACTTCTGTTGCAGAAGGTAAGAACCACGGCTTCGTGATGTTTATTGATTGGTCTGGTTCTATGGACCATCATCTCAAGAAGACAATGAAGCAGTTGTTCTCTCTCGTTTGGTTCTGCAAGCGTGTTCAGATTCCGTTTGAGGTCTATTCGTTCCGCTCAATCAACCAGATTGACAATGTGTTGAACGTTGATTGGTTCAGCACTCGTCCGACAGACATTGAAATGAAGGCGTTCAAGCTCCGTAACATTATGTCCTCGCGCATGAATGCTACTGAAATGAACACTGCAATGATCAATCTCTGGGCATTTGCTTCAGGTGGTCATCGTCGTTGCGATAACATGGGTTCTACTCCTCTCAACGAGGCGATTGTGATTGCTGAACATGTTGTGAATGCTTTCAAGCGCCGCACCAAGGTTCAAGTTGTGAACACTGTGTTCCTTACTGATGGTGAGTCCGATGGTAACTGGACACTTAATGATCCTGCTGCCGCCCGTGGTAAGAACAACTACATCATTCAAGATGATGTTTCGAAGAAGCAGTTCGTTCTTGGTCAGACCTCTTACGGTTTCAATTTTGGCCGCAAGCTTACCTCTACTCTTCTTGAAATTCTCAAGGCGCGTACTGGCTGCAATCTGATTGGCTTCTATGTGTACTCTCAGAACTTTGGTGCTTTGATGCATGAGTTCTACGGCTGGAACTACAACGAAGTTTTCGCCAAGTCTCAGAAGAAGCTTTATGAGAGCGAAGGTTTCGTGACTGTCTCGAATGCAGGGTATGATGAATACTACATTCTCCGCGCTGCTTCCATGGACATTCACAAGACTGATCTTCAGATCGACTCCACAATGACGAAAAACAAGATCAAGAATGCGTTCCTTGCATTTGCTGAAAAGAAGGCGGTAAATCGTGTTCTCCTTCAGCGGTTTATCAAGAAAATCGCTGCTTGACATTAACCCCCACTTCCTGTAATATCTCTTTGTAACTGAGAAAGGAAACTTCTTACATGGCTCGTTCTTCTGATCGTAGTGCTTTTTTCACCGCCGTGACCAAGGTTTACGGTGACATTGACACTATCGACCGCGCACAGATTATTTCACTGTGCGAAAAAGAAAATCTCAAGTGGCCCGGCTGGCTCGTTTGCGACCAGTCGCGCCGTGTTGATCGTGGTGTGTATTCTCTCAAGGGCGGCGTTTCGCCGAAGCCTGCTGATCCTATGCCGAAGCAGATTGCTGTTCCCGCTGTTGCGAATGCAGATGAAATGCATATCGCTCATCTGAACAGCACTGTCGCCAATCTTGTTCCGATCAAGGCATCTGGTTATGTCCCGTTCGGTCACTACAACGACATTCGTTCGATCATCCGTTCGAAGCGGTTTTATCCGACTTATGTGACTGGTCTTTCTGGCAACGGTAAGACAATGATGATCGAACAGATTTGTGCCAACGAAGGTCGCGAACTGGTTCGTGCTAATATCACC